CTCGATCAGCGGCACCGCGATCTTGAGCCCAGCGGGCAGGATGCACGCGCGCGGCGCGTGCGGGTTGGCGGCGATCAGGCGCGGCACCTCGCGCACATCGCGGTAGTAGCGCCATGCGAGCAAGTCCCAACGCTCGCCATCGATCACGGTGTGCAGGATCGCCTTCATACCCAGACCTCCTCGACGGGCAGACGGCTCGCGGCGGTCGCCGCAATGCGCCCGACCGCATCACGCACTCCTTCCAGCGCCTGCGCGCCGTAGCGCACGCTGGAGAGCGCCGAAGCCACACCCGAGAGGCCGCCACCGAGCGCGTCCGCTGCCACGTCGAAGGTATTGCGCGCCGTCTGAAAGGCCGATAGCGCCTGCCCCGCATCGGCAGCGACCGCAGCGACGCCGCGCAGCGCGTCGAAGCCTTCGACGGGGATCGTCGCGCCGAATGAGGATACGGCGTTTGCGACTCCGGGCAGCGCCAGCAGCGCTGAGGCCGGATTGCTCTGCGCCAGCGCCGCGAAGCTCGCCACATCAGCCGCGAGACCCACCCCGCGCGCGATGGCCGAGAGCCCATCGGCAGACACCTGCGCGATACCGCCCACGCTGTCGATTGGCGCATCTTCGATCAGGGCGAAGTCGTCGACCGTCGCGGCCTCGATGGGGATGCGGTATCCGCTTGCCACCACACCCGGCGGGTTGGGCTGCGCCGGGTCGCCCACGTATTCGCGCAGCATGATCGAGAGCTCGAAGGCGATGGCCGAGCCATAGCCATCGGTCTGCGTGGTCGTCACCTCGGCCTCGGTGATGACGAATACGCCCCGGTATTCGCCGGTTCCGAGCACAAAGGCCACCGGCTCCTTGGTGTCCATCTTGTCCTTGATGCGTCTCACCTCGGCGGCCGGGTTGCACCACTGCGCATGCAGCCGCGCATCAATCCGCACCTCGTCGGGCTTGTGCCCGGTGTATTGCAAGAGGCTCTTGCGCCCGATCAGCCCTTGCTCGGCATACTCCGCGCCATAGCGCATGGACAGGCCGTCGAGCCAGGTGATGATCTCAAGCTCGGTGTCATTGAGCACGGCATAGAGGCTCATGCGGTCGCCTCCCAACCAGCACGACGCTGCTCATGCTGCCAGCGACGCATGAGGCGCTCAAACTCAGCGAAACTCATATGCACCGCCTGCGTCACCTGCGCACGCGCGGCCTCAGGGGTCGCCGCGCCATTGACCGTGATCTGCGGCGCGAAGGTGATCTGCATCGGCGCGCCCGGCGCTGCGCCCGCTTTGAGCGCACCGCGCGGCGGCTCGACAGTGGGGAGCGCGGCAGGCTGGATCGACGGCAGAGCGATCGGCTCGACCGCTTGCCGGATGGTGCGGAGCGCATCGGTGGGCTGCGGCAGAGCGACCGGCTCGACAGCTTGGCGTAGGATGCGCGCGGCATCTGGCGTGGCCTGCATGACGGGCGCGGCAAGCGCTGGAGGCGCAAGCGCAATCGTCGCCGCGCCGGCCATCGCAGCGGCGGCTTTCTGCACTTCGCCAAGACTTGCGCGCATTCCATGCGACAAACCGTCGCCCAGGAAGCCTCCCAGTTCGGCGAAAACGCGTGATGGCGAGCGGATGCCGAGCAGGCTTTTAAGGCCATCACGCACCGTCGCGCCCAGGTTCATGACCGCTTCTTTCGCCGCCGAGAGCTTGTCCTTGATGCCATCGATCAGGCCGGCGACGATCTGCTGGCCGATCTTGAGCATCTCGATGGGCAGTGCGATCAACTTGCCCGGCAGCGAGAGCCAGGTCTTGACCATCGCGGCGATATACAGGCCGACCTTTTCGCCAAGGCTCTTGGCCGCGCCGCCCGCATCGTCCATCGGCTCGATGAGGTCGCCCAGCCAGCCGATGACGGCCTTGATCTTGCCGCCGAGCCAGCCCAGCGCGTCAATGAGCGGGCGCAGCAGCGGCATGGCGGGCGCAAAGGCGCGCTCGATGTCGTCTGCGATCATGCCGAATCCCTGGGACAGCCCGCTCCACAGCCCCTTGAAGAAGCCGGAAATCGGCCCCCAGAACTTGTAAATGAGCAGCGCGGCGATGCCGAGCGCGAGACCAATGGGGTTCATCAGCACCGCCCGCCCCAGCCACAGCACGGCGCGGCCTGCCGTCATCAACGCAGTCTTGAGCGTGCCGCCTAGCGCCAGCGCCGAAGCCTTGGCCTGCGCGGCGATCATCCCCAGATGCCAGCCGATCGCCTTTATCGGCGCGCCCGAGATGGCGATCTCGCGCGCGATGGTCAGAAACGTTCCGCCCGCCGCCAGCGCGCGGTTGACGCCCAGCCAGCGCGCCATCGTCATCAGCGGCCCGACAGCCTTCATCGCCGTGCCCGCCATCAGCGCCAGAGACCCGCCCGCGAACACCAGCGCGCCGCCGAAAGCGAGCGTGATGCCGACGATTTTCCCGATCAAGGGATAGCGGTCGATCAGATTGCCGAGCCACTCGGAAAAGTCGTTGAAAGCATCGAGCGCGCGCTTGAGCTCGGGCGCGATCAGCCCGCCGAACTTCGCAAGCACGTTCTCGAAGGTGCCCGAGGCTGCATCCCAGACGTTTTTCAGCGTCGTTAGCTGCGCCTCAACCTTGGTGTTGAGGTTGGCCTGTGCGTGCATCTGGTCGGCAATCTTCTGGTAGCCGGCCAGGCCGGTTTCGATCATGGTCGCGACCATCTGTGCATCCTGGCCGCCGCCGAAGATTTTCTGCAGCAGATCAAAGCGCATCTGTGACGGCAGCGCCTTGAGCTTCTCAAGCTCGGCCACCAGTTGCCTCGGGCCTTTGAGCTTGCCGGTCTGCCGATCGATGATGTCGAGCGTGATGCCGTATCGGCGCAGGATTTCGCGCGCGTCGTTCATGTTCTTGCTGGTGTCATAGACCAGCTTTTGCAGGCCGGTGAGCACGGCGGCAAAGCCGGTGCCGACGGTCTCGCCGGAGAGACCGGTGCGGATCAGCAGCGCATAAAGGGGTGCGAGTGCGCGGCTTGCCGCGAGCCCCTGCACGCCCATTTCTTTGAGCTTGCCGCCCGCGCGCGCGAAGGCGTATTCCATTTCGGTGGTCTGCACGCCCAGGTTGCGCGTGCGCGCGATCACGTCGAGGAAGGACATCATGTCCTTTTCTGCCACGCCAGAGGCCTCGGCGAGCCGCGCGGCAAAGCGCGCCGCCTCTTCATAAGGCATTTTGAGCGCAACACCCAGATAGGCCGCCGACTTGCCCAGGCCGTCAAGAATGGCCTGATCGGTCACGCCCATCTCCTTGAGCGCGCTCATCATGTTCTGGAAGTCTTTGGTCGTGCCCGGCAATTTGTTTCCGAGCTCGGTGGCCAGATCGCTCACCGCCTGGAAGGTGGGCGGCACATTCCCGGCGGCGTCCATCATCACGGTTTGGAGCCGGGTGGCGGCGTCCTCGGCATCGGAGAATGCTTTGACCGGCCCGCTCATCATGTCCATCATCGCGCGGCCGGCGATGCGCCCAGCCTCGCCCATCGCCACGAGCCGGGTCGATGTCTGCTGCAAGACTTCGCCAAAGCGAGACAGCGGCCCGCTGGCGAGGTCTTTGAGCGTGAGCAGGATCGACAGTTGCGCAGCTGGGCTCATCGTTCTATAATCCTTACATGCAAAGCGTCTTGCTCATCTTGCTCATGGCCGTCTGCGTGTGGCTGGCGTTCGCCGAGTCCATCATCTCGGCGCTGGTCTTCTTTGTCTTTGGCCTCGTCGTCATCGGCTGGATTGGCTTCATGCTCAGCCTCGGCGATGCGGTCGGCGGGCGCATCGACCAGTTCATTCGCCGTTACGGTCGCCGCCGTTGATCCGGTTCCAGTAGTCGACCGCCTCGCGGCACCAGTCGGAAAGCTCGGCAATCGGCATCGCCATCATCTCGTCATGCCCCCAGCCGGTCACATGGGCCAGGTGGATCAGCCCTGCCCGGTCGGGGAGAGGACGTTTCCCAGCAGCTTGTTCACCTCGCCTACCGCGCGCATCACGTCGGCAAGCGGCCAGTCGAGGAAGTCCTCGTAGAGCACCGGCTTGCCATCGACGCGCACCAAGCGCGCCGCCAGCGCCAGCGCCAGCTGGTTCGGATCGCCGCCGCTGATGCGCTGCGCCTCGATCAGGTCGCGCCCCGTGCCTTCGGCGAGCGTGAATTCAGGTTTCTTCATTCATCACCCTCCAATATTTGCGCGATATTGCGCCAGCATATCCACGCCACCGGCCTTGTAGATGTTCTCCAGCACGTCGATTTCGGTCACGTCCTGGCCGTCGACGGTAAGCTTCATGTAGTAGGCCGTGAACTCGGTCTCGAGCTCGACGTTCTCATGCTGCTTGAATGCGCCGCCCGGCAGGCTCGTGAACACCACCGAGAGGATCGCCACGATGGGCGCTTCGCGATTAACCGAGCCGCCGACGATGATCGGCATCGAGCCGCGCACCTGAAGCTGCACAGCCTTGAACGGGTTGGCGACTTTTTTCAGCACGTCGGCATAGAAGCTCGCCCACTTGATCTTGCCTTCGAGCTTCTCGAAGCCCGCAAAGGCTTCGATGGTGCCGACCATGCCGAGCGCCTTGTGCTCGACCATCTTGGTCTTGACCTGCGGCAATTGCACTTCTTCGGCGCGGCCCAGGAGCGATTGCCCGTCCAGATAGATGTTGGCGTTGGTGATGCGGTGGATCTCAATTTTCGCCATGATCTACTCCTTATTGGCCGCCCAGGCCGCGCAGCAGGTTGATGTCGATGAAGGATTCGAAGCTGATCCGCTCCGCCGGCGTCGGTGGCATGAAGGTCAGGTCGAAGGTCAGATGCCCGCTGGCAAGTTCCGTCGGCGGGTTCTTCGCCGGGTCGTAGGTGCAGCTTCCATCGATCAGCGCCCCGCGCCCGACCAGTGTGCGGATGAAGGCGTTGACCGATCCGCGAATGTCGTCAATGAGCGCGTCATTGATCGGGCGGTCGATGAATTGCAGCATCGCGTATTCGACCGACTCGTGCAATACGTCGGCGGTGCGCCTGACACTGATAAAGTTCTTAGGGTGCGAAATAGACGGCCAAGCCGCCGAGCGGTTGCCCCACACGCGATAGCCGGTTCCGAAAGAGTTGAAAACAGTCACAATGCCGGCCTCGTTGAGCAGGTTGGCCTCGCTGTTGGGGTCGTTTACGCGCGCGGTAATCGGGCGCTCCACGCCCACGATGCCGCTGATTTCATGGTTCGAAGGCGACCACCAGTAGCCTTGTTCCATATCAGTCTTGCACATGACGCCTGCAAGGCGCGCGGAGAATGGCTCCAGCCTTTCGCTGTTCGTGCGCGGATCGTAGACCTTCAAGTGCGGGTAGCACAGCACAGCGCGCGGGTTGGACGTGTTGAAGTTGATCGTGCCCGAGGTGCCGCGCCCAGCAATCGCCTGCTGCACGGTCAGGCCCGCCGGTGCGTCGATCAGCGCCACCGCGCGCAGCTTGTCGGCCATGGCGATCAGCTCGGTCGTGACCGCGGTCAAGGTGGCGTAGCCCGGCGCAATCAGAATCTTGGCGTTGAAGCCGAACAGGCTGTAAGTGTCATCAAGCGCCTTCAAGCCCGTGCGCTGGCCGCCCTCCGTCACCGTGCCGATGATGTGGCTCGCGTCGATCGGCGTCTTGCCAGACTCGCCGGTCACGGTGTGGATGGCCGGGTCAAAGACGTTGACCACAATCACCGTGCCAGCGCCGTGGTCGAAGATGGCGTCCAGCGCCTGTGGGATGGTGTGCCCGGCGCTGGAGGCGTCGCTGATGGAGCCGAACTGCGCGGCGTCCTTTTCCGACAGCACGATGGTCGGGGTGTTGATCGGGCCGGTCGGCGCGGTGCCGATCAGGCCCACGACGGCGGTCTTGACCTGGCGAATGGGGCGCGGGCCTTTGTCGATCTCGATTGTCTCGACGCCGTGCAGGAAGTTGGCGGGCATGGGTCACTCTCCTTTCTTGGGCTTTGGTGCGGCGGGTGCTGGTTCGACCGGGGTCAGCCGCCCGAGCGCCTTGAGCGTCTCCACCACGTCGCAGTCGGGCAGCTCGACGGCTGCGCCGGGCGTCAAAATCACGTCGCGGCCTCCGGCGAGCGTGAAGCTCGTCAGCGGGCCTTGGTAGATGTACATCGCCATCAGTCATCTCCTTCAAAAGTCACGCGGGTCAGCAGCGGCCCGCCGTCGTAGTCAAGGTCAGGCGCGAGCGGCGCCAACGTCTGCCAACGTGTTACCAGCACCCAGGTGTCGGCTTCGCCGTCGGCCAGCCGGGCCGACAGAAGCTTGAGCGGCGTACAGCCGGGCGCGGGCTTGTAGGAGTGCAGCGCGCGGCGCGCCGCATCGAACAAGTCCCACGCCCCCGCGCCGTCACGCAGGGAGCGGGCAAACAGCGCCACCTCGATGGTCACTGCCGCCCCCTGCACCGACGCGCCGGTATCCTCCACGCCGCCAGCCGCGATGTCGGTGAGCGTCACCACCGCTGCCCCTTTGGCGTGGGCGAAGCGGTAGCCCCGGCTGGGCAGCGCCTCGACCGGCAAGGGTGCAAGCGCCGTCTTGAGCCGCGCGACGATGGCGTTTTCGATCGCGAGCAGCATCAGTAGCCACCCGTCGCATCGCGGCCCATCACGCGCGGACTGCCCACGCTGGCTGCCGCCAGGCTCGGCTGCGGCTGCTGCGGATCTGGCAGATCGGCAGGCAGCCCCAGCGCCACCACCCCCCGGCTGATACTCTCCAGCAGTCGCCGCACATCCTCATAGCGGCGGCGCGCATCCTCGATGTCGCCCATGCGCCGTAGCGACAGCAGTCGGTAGATCGCGATGTCGCATGCAATGCGCGCAAGGAGCGGCGGTACGGTCGGCAGCGGCAGCTTGTAGCGCGCGGCCAGATAGCCGTCGATCTCAAAGCTTGCGTCCAAGAGCGCCTGCGCGATCTGCGGGTCGTCGGCCAAGCCATCGCGGTCGCGGTCTGTCAGCTCGATGAGGCGATCCTCACCGAAGCGCACCGCGAGATCGTCCGACGTGGCATAGGACATGGCGTCACTCCACGATCAGCATCGGGTCAGCACGCAGCGCCTCGGCCTGCTCTGGCGTGACTTCGACCGTCACCGGCTCGCGCCCGAATGGGCCGAGTCCGGCGCGGTAGCGCATCATCTCGCCATGTGCGGCCACGGTGCGCACCATCAGGCGCACGGTTGCGCTGGCGGGCGCGGCGTCAGGCTTTTTCGCGGCCATGCGTCACCTCATCACACCAGCCACGGCGAGACGATCAAGTCGACAACGCCATAGTTTGGGTTGCTGGCCCCGTTGGCGAGCCGCTCGACCTTGACGATTTCCATCGCCGCAGCGCGCAGATTCGGCGGCACCACCAGCACCGTGGGCTTGATGCCCAGGGGACGGCCACCATCGGCCTTGAGCGACTGCATGGCGGCAAGCGCGGCGTTGAAGTTCGCCGCGTCCAGCGGCGCTTGCGATTTGTAGGCCATCTGCCAGAAGCCCAGGCCCGCATTGCAGCGGTAGCGGATGCCGTAGCGGTATTCGTCGCGCATGAACACTCCTTCGTCCTGCGTGGAAGTGAGCGCCTGCAATTCCGGCTGGGTGCGTTCCTGGAAAATCAGGGGCTTCAAGGCCCGGCTGGTGTCAAGCAAATACCAGAGTTCGCCAGAACCTGCTTGTAAGTTGGAAACCAGCGTCGGCGTTCCGGTACCATCTGCATTCGGATAGACCGGGTGGTCGGTGTCGAAGAAGTTCTGACCGTCGTAGCAGGTGACAGTGTGTGCGGTCTTCAGGAGTCCAAAGACCAGCTGGTCTGGGTGGGTGGCAGCAGCGCGGCCCATCTCGGCAAACAAGGGCATATAGACGCCGACGTTGTCGTCCTCGATGTCGGTGCGGCGCACCGAGACCGTGGCCTCGAACAGCTTGTTCTGCACCTGATAGGCCTGCGCGGCCATGTCTTTGAGCACGCGGTCGCCTACCCACTCGCGCAGAGTCGGGAATTGATGGAGCCAGCCGTAGGTGTTGCTGGCCGAAGAAGACGGCACGCGGGTGGCGACCTTGGCCCAGTCGGTTGGCGTGGCGGTCAGGGCATCCTGAAAGGCTTTCGAGAATCCCGTGCGCAGGCTGGCGATGAGGGTGGGGGTGATGATGGCCATGTGTTACTCCTTTATGAATTGCTTGGCTTGGGCAAATGCCTCTTCGCTCATGCCGAGCAGCTTGGCGGCGAGGCGGTCTTCGTCGGTGAGGATCGCACCGTGCACGGATTCGGTGCGACGATGTGCGCCCTCGGGCACGATCTCGGGCGCGGCGGCGACGAAGGCTTTGAAGCCTTCGAGGTCGCGGCTGGCATAAGCCAGCGCCCATTCGCGCATCCCCGGCGAGACCTTGCGCGCGCTCATGGCGGCTTCCATCGCAGCCTCGGCCTCGCGGCGGGCGAGCTCTGCTTGAAGCGCGGCGAGCTGGTCGGCCACCTGCTTGTGCAGGGCCACCGGCACGAATTCCGCCGGGTTGGGCTCGCGCGACTGCGCGGCGGCGAGTTCTTCGGCCGCCTGGGCGGCTGCGGCTTCGGCGGTTTTCAGCCGGTCAATGAGCTTTTGCAGCTCGGCGGCCACCTCTTCGGGCGTGGCCGTCACCGGCAGGTTGAGCATATAGATTAGGCGTTCGAGCAGTTCATCCACGGCGTGGCTCTCCTTTCGTGAGGCAGTGGCTTGCAAATAGAGATTGGGGTTGTGAGTCAGTCCCGCGCCAGTCAGCGCTACGACGCGGCCCGTCTTTGCCTGGTAGCGAAAAACGGGCGAGAGGTAGCGGTATTCCTTGTTCGCCAGCAGCTCGGCGGCGCGTGGCGTCCACTCCACCCGCGCCCAGATGCCGTCCTCGCGGGCCTGTAGCTCCTTGATCCAGCCGGCCGCTGGGACAGGCCCGGACTTTTCCTCGGCAGTCAGGCTCTGGTGGTCATAGTCGATGGGTAAATCCGCCCCATTGGCTGCGAATGCAGCCAGCACGGCCTGAGCATCCAGCGTATAAGGCCCGCGCCCGTCGCGGCCGGAGAAAGTCCCTGCCGGGATGAGATGAACCCACTCCGGCGGGGTGAAAGACGCCTCGTCGGCGTCGGCGGGAGACAAGGGCAGGGAGATGGCGTGGCGCGCAAGCCCCAGCGCCTGGGTGGCGCCGTGGGCAGAGACTCGGCTGATGTGCTGGGTACGCATGGCCGCCATCGTCGGCCATGTACGCCAAATCCGGCAGTCAGAAAGCGTTCAGCCATGGCGATTGGACCAGTGGCGGCAATCCAGCCAACCAAAACCCGCCCGTAAAGCCGTTGCCCGCCGTTGCCTAGGCCCTTTTGCGCGTTGGGATAGGGTAGGGTAGCTGCGCAGGCAAAAAAACGCGCCAGAGGGCGATTTTGGCGCATCAGCTTTTGACCGACTTGGCCAAAAGGTCGTCCACCCTCCGCACGCGGGCGACCGCGTTGCAGACTGCCTGAGAAGACAGCCCGGTCTTCCGGGCTGCATCGATGGGGTGCATGCCATCGACCAGGACGAGCCTGGCGGCCTCTTGTGACTGCCCGCCGCGCATGCGGATGAGGCGAGCGACGGCTGCGAAGCGATCAGGCGTCATAGCGCACCACCAAAGCCTCGGCGGGCAGCCCGAGCACCTTCTCCACGCGCCGGCGCTCGGGCGCTGTTGGCAGCGGTGTGCTGCCCTTCGTTCTTCATGGGAACTCCTTCGGCTTATCGATTCGGCCAGACGGTGATGAGATATTTCGTGATCTCAGCATCGTCTGGCAGCTGATAGCCAAGAGCGCGCTCGCGCTCCATCACATCTGGGGTGTCAGCCCGAGAATACCGCAGCTCTTCTGCCGTCGTCGTCAAGACCGCGTGCTCTCCGCCGCTCCACATGATGCGGTAGCCGCTCTCGCGAAGTGCGCGGATAGCCGCGGCTTTTGAGTCACGCTCCAGCGGTATCGGTGTGGCTGGAGAACACCAGTCATCGCCGGTGATGATTGGGTATACGATCGCTTTCATGTGCCATCCGCCAGATACGCGCGGATGGACTCCAGGATCAGGGAGCGGGCCGCGTCGTCGAGCTGGCCGTCCTCCCGGATGGGCAGGTAGCGGCGAGCGGGAATGTCGCCCCAGGGTATCTTGGCCCCGCGCCGGGTCGCGCCAAAGGCCCCCTTCTTTGCACCGAACTGCAACACGGCGGCCTGCTTGGCGCTTGATCCAACAATCACGCTGTCGGCGCTGGCTTCGTAGTGCAGGCGACTGGTGACGAAGGTTTTTTCGTTGATGAGGGGCTTGTTGCCCTTCTTGCGGGCGAGCGTGGCCGGGCTGTTGGGCGCGAAGGGTTGGCCCGTCCAGTCGCGGCCCAAGAGGATGCGCTCCCGGCTGCCTTCCGTCAAACCCTGGCCGATGGTGTGCATGGCTGGTATCATGTTCGAAACACGACGGCGCAGGTTTTCCATCGCCTGGCGCACTTCGCGGTCGTCGACTTCAATGCGGATCATCAGTCGGGTTCCTGTCCCTTCACCACGCCGCGCAAGCGCTCAAGTTCCTGCAATGCCTCTCGCAGCTCGTCGTTGTTCGGGCGCTCCTCGATCATTCGCTTGACGCGCTCTATCCACGCCTCGATCTCATCGATGGGAGAAAACGGTGTCAGACCATGATCAATCAGGACGTAGCTCACGGATGACCTCCTTGACCCACTTCGGAACGTTACCAATGACGCGATAGCTGACAAGGCCATCTCTGGATGCGATCGCATTCATCACGTGATGATGCCAATTCTCAGCCTCTGACGGCGTAATTTCCCCCATATCAATTTTCTTTATGAATGCTTCATACACCTCGGCGTCATACTTCGCGTATCTATCAATCAGCCTATCGACGCTGCGCTCCCTGACTGTCGCGGCATAGATGTGGCTGCGGTCGTTACTGACGGCGTAGATGCGCCGCATGCCTTGAGTACCGGCCAGCTTCATGTCTTCAAGCGACAACGACCTACCGCCGGGGTGATTGTGCACAAGTATCGCCCCTTTCATTTGCTGTACTCCTTCCGAGGTGAACTCCACATAGCTGTCGCCCCCGCGCTTGATCCAGAGTTGATTTCCTGATTCGTCTAGAAGGGCCGCGTACTCTATCATCGTCCCGTCTGCCTTTGCTCTCGATACAACGTCATCGAACGCTTTCGCCAGCTTAGTCCGGAAGCGTGACGCGACATCCTCTTTCAGCGCATCTCCCAGCAGCGGCGGCAGCTTGTCCGCCTTGCGCTCGATCTCCTGCACCAGATCGGATGTTCCCCCCGGCATATACCCCCACCCCTTGTCGATGCCTGGAGGCTCGCCGGTCTTGGGGTCGATTTCGTCCCACCCGGCTGGCGGCTGGTTGTAGTCGGGCTTGCCTCCTAAGAGCTTCGCCGACTCTGGTCCGTCGGCCCCGACCACGCGGCACCGGCAGCCCCAGCCCGAGGGCGGATAGTGCGTCTGCCAGAAGGGATGATCGGCGGGCAAGGTCAGGCCGTCCCAGGCCAGGTGTTGTAGGCGCGGGTGTTCGTTCGGGGTGTGGCGATAAACCCAATATTCAAACCCGGCGTCCCTGAGCTGCGCAAGCCGCCCGGCGGCGTAGCTGGTGGAAAGATTCGTCTGATAGATGATGCGCGTGCGCCAGGCGCGGCCTGCCGCCGTCGTCTCGCCCGTCCAGCCGTGCCAGCCGTGCTTTTCGACGATGGCGGAAAAGCGCTTCCTGAACTCGTCCAGCGTCTCGCCCTCGCTGATGGCCTTATCCACCGCGGCGGCCAGATCGGCCAATAGATCGGCCTTGGCGGCACCGGCGACCATGAAGGCGCGGTCGTGGGCGGACTTCCAGATGTCGTCCCAGCGCGCGGTGGGCACCAGGTTGCCGAGCTTGCCGCGGAAGAACGCCACCTGCTCGGCGAACGGGCGGCGGAAGATGAAGGCAAGCTGCGGGTCAGCGGCGGCGGGCTGCGGCATGGTGGCGATCCCAATCGTCTCGGCACTCTGCGCTGCACCAGCGGCGGCCTTCCGCCAGCGGCTCCTCGCACCACAGGCAATACCCCGTGGCTTCGGGCCCTCGGTTTCTGCGCACGGCGGCAAGCGCATCTTGCAGCGCGGCTTCGATCAGTCGGTCGGCGCGGTCGGCGTCGTCGCTCACGGTGCCGACTCCTGCCGCACGTCGAACCGTCCGGCAAGCTCCGCCGCGGCGAAGCCCATCGCCATCACCTCGGCGAGCCGGTCGATGGGCAAGTCGCCATAGGCCGCGAGCAGCGCATCGCGCAGCTGCTCCAGGCCCTGTGCTTCACTCACGATGCGCTTGATGGCGTCCATGATCTGGCTCCAGGCGGGCGCGGCCTCTTGCTCCATGCGGTCGGTCATGGGGTCGATGGGGGTCGGATCGGCCTCGCCAGCGCCAGCATGCGCAGATTGCATGCGACGATGCGCGGCCTGTGCGGCCTGTCCCGTGGTGTCCTGCGCGCTCGGCAGGGAAGGCGCACCCAGCACCGGCTCATCCGGCGCGGCCTCCGGGATGCCCCACTTCTCGCGCACCCAGCGCTGCGGGATGGGCACGCCCAGCGGTACCAGCTTGGCCAGTTGATCGGCCAGCGCGGCCATATCCTCCGGCTCCTCCACCATCAGCGTGAGGCGCGGCAGCGGTGCATCGGGCATATTGAGCGCAATCAGCGGCGCGATCAGGTCGCGCGTGAGCGTGGCCGAGAGCGCGCGGGCGTCGGCGCGCATCAGGTCGGCGCGCACTTCGTCATGCACCTTGGCCTGCGCGAGGCTGCCGCTCGACCCCTGGTCGGTGGTCAGCGTCTGCCCCAGCACCGCCTTGCTCACCTGCCGGTCGAGGTATTCGATGAGCCGCTGGTAGAGGTCCGCCGAAGCGCTCTTGGCCGCGCTCTCGACAATCTCCAGCGCCATGCCCGCTGGGATCACCGCCCCGGCGTCCGAGCCGAGTTCGAACACGGCGCGCTTCAAGACCGCGATGTCCTCGCGCGTGGCCCCGGCCTCGTATTTGCCCACCCGGATCGGCTGGCCGTAGAGCTCGGCAAAGGCCGCCCAGTCGCGCAGCGCGTAGCTCTTGAACACCCAGGCCCACAGCGCCGAGCGGGCCAGCCCCCCCATGAGCGGGATGCCCGCCATGACCTTGGGCGTGTGGCAGACTAACTTGTAGGGCGGCAGCTGCTCCCCGTCTGCCGTGCCGTCCATGAGGCGCAGCTCGCGCCCGGTCTCGCGGTCGAAGCGGAACCAGTGCGCCTCGCGCGGCAGGATGGCACCCGGCACCCAGGTGGGGCCGTCCGTCTGCCAGAGGATTTCCGCCACCGCGTAGCCCTTGGAGAGCGCGTCGAGCAGCTGCACCATGAGTTCGGGCAGGTCGATGGATTCGAGCACCCGGCGCGCCAGGTCGGCGGCCTTCCGGGCGGCGCGCGAGTCATCCGCGGGCTGCACATCCCACGGCAGGCCAGCCACTTCCAGCTTGCGGGTTTGCAGCACGGCGCGGTAGTGCAGGTCTTTTTCCTCGATGTCGGCGGCGGCGATCAGGAAATCGTGCGCATCGCCCATGCTGGCGCGGCGCAGGATTTCCGCCACCTGCGCGGGCGTGAGGCTGGCCAGGGGCCGCCATACCCACGCCTGCCGAAAGCCGGTCAGCGCCGGGGCGGCGAGTTCGGTTTTGAGGGCTTGGGTGTTCATCGCTTTTCCATCCCCAGTGGTGCATCGAAACATCTACCCGCCTCAACGGGGGCGCAGTGCTGCTCGATCCATGCCCTCTCGACCTTGATCATCACGCCGTATGCCCTTGGCCGCCTGAACAGCCTCCAGGTAAGGCGCAGCGCCTCGAACAATGTCGGGTGATCCATCAAGGCCAAGACGTACCCGTCCACATCCGGCGTCATGATCGTGTAGCGCATCAGAACACTCCCCACTTGTCCATCGGCGCATCGTCCAGCGCTGGGTCATATCGCCCAGACCACTTGCGCGCGCCCACCGGCTCGTAGCCGTAGGCGAATTTCGGCTGCGCTGCGGCCGAAATCGCCAGCGCCAGCGCCCAGAAGCGGTCGGCGTGGGAGCCGTTTTCCCGCTCGGCCACCAGGCGCGGGTTACCGTTCGGCCCGGCCACCCGCTGCACGCTGTGCAGGTCGGCGCGCAGGGCGGCATGGCCCAGCGGAAGCCGCAGCCGCCGATCCTCCATGCGCTCGCGCAATACCGTGGCCATGTCGAGCTTGCGGGACGGGTTGAATAGCACCCCCTCCACCCGGTATTGCCCATGCCGCCGCTGCGCTTCCTGCACCGGCATTTCGCCCAGGCCCGTCTGGTCGAGCGCGGCGCGAATCACCCGGTAGTCGCGCATCACCCGGTCCAGTTCGGCCAGTTGCGCGGCAAAGCTTGTCGCGCGCAATTCGATCAGCTCGCGCAGCCACAGCACGTCGCCCACTGCTTCCAGCACCGCGATGACGGTCAGGTCGCCGCGCGCGGCGAAGTCCATGCCCACGTAACACGGGCCGCCCTGGTATTCGCCTGGGCAGGCCGGGTCCTCGCAGCCGTCGATCAGCTCGTACGGCAGCCAGGCGGTCGCCTCATCCACAAACTGGCACTCGAACTCCTGCGCCCAGGCGATCGGGTCGGCCATGGCGCGGCGCAGTTCCTCGATGTTGCGCGGCAGGCCGTCCGCCACCGCGTCATAAATCGTGACCACATGACGCGAAAACAGCCCGTCGGGCTGCGTCATGATTTCGTAGAACTTGTTGCCGCGGCCGTTGGGCGTAGAAATCACCCGCAGCTTCAGGTCAGGCCGAGACACCACGGGCAACAGCGCCGTCCAGATGGCGCGGGAATCCTGGTGGTGCGCGAATTCGTCGAGGATGAGGTTATCGCTCATCCCGCGCGCCGTGCTTGGCTTCGACGCCACGGCGCGGATGTAGCTGCCGCGGTTGCCGATGCGCACCAGGTGCGCCAGTTCGTCCGCCTCGAAGGGCACATCCAGCGCTTCGAACGCCGCGCCAATCGCCCGCAGATGCAGCTTCACCCCGTTGTCCATCGCATCCAGCGCCCGGTCGCGCGACACCGACAGAATCGTCCAGCGGCTCACCCGCCCTTCGGCCTCGGCCTCCAGCACGTCCAGCACCGCCTCCAGCGTGGTGGTGAACGTCTTGCCGGTCTGCCGAGACCACATGCCCGCCTTGAAGCGGGCGGGGTCGGCGAGGTAGCGGCGCTGGTAGGGGTAGAGAATGGGGCTACCCGCCATACAACCCCCGCTTGATCGCCTCCAGCGTCGCCGCGTCCAGCGTCTTGCCCTCGCGCGCAGCGGCGCGCTCTACGGCGTCCAGCTTGGCGCGCACCTCCTCGGCCCACTTCTTCTGCCCGATGGAAGCGCGTGAAGCTTCGGCCACAGCTCTGGCGGCATGGGTCAGGAGCTTGACCTGCTCCGCCGGGTCGGCGTCTTCGGCCTCGCGCACGGCGAGCATGGCGTCGAACAGCGCGGACTGCACCAGGCGGATGACGGCGGCGGAGTGCTCGTCGGCCTCGTCCGGGCTCGTCTGGGCGATGATCTTGGCCGCCTCGGTGCTGGCGCGGATGGCGGCCATGCTGCGCTGCAGGCGCTGGTCGTAGCGGTGCAGGCTCGATTTACCGATTTGGTAACCCTGTTCGGCCAGCCAGGCCGAGAGCGCCTCATAGCCACCGTGGCTCTGGTCGGCGAGCAGCTTTTCGAGCTGCGCGCGCAGCTCGGGCGGCAGCTGCGTGATTTTGGGGCGGCGCGGCATGGCGCACCTCACCAGCGCGGCGGGCGCGCCAGCCCCGCCGGGGCCTCGGCCCGGTAGTCGTACACATCTTCACCGTGGGCGCTGAGCATGGCCGCCCACACCGGCCCCTTGCGCTCGACCGTCGCCAGCCCGTGGCTCTCCAGCCAGCCCAGCTCCCGCCGCACCTCGTCCATGGTGGCGCTCACCCCCGCATCGGCCGCGCACAGGGACAGCAAGTCCTCGCGTGCGCCATACGGGCGGCTGTGCCACAGCGCGGTCAGCAGCACCCAGCGCAGCGTCTCGCGGTGCGCGCGCCCCAGGTCCAGCGCGGCGTCGATACGGCGCTCAGTCATGACATACTCCTTTGATCAGCAGCAGCTCGTAGATCCGGTCCAGCTTCACAGATAGCGTCGTGATGTCGCGGATGTGGTCGTCGCGCCGGATGTAGTGCACCGGCAGCTCGGCGCGCAGGCGCGCCAGCTCTCCGTCGATGCGCGCGATCTCCTCCGTGACGCGCTCGATACGCGCCAGGCGCTCGTCCATCTGCTGCGTAAAGCGCGCCAGCGCGGCGCGCAGCACAAAAAACAGCGCCCCAGCCAGCGCGCCGATGATCCACACCGACACCTGCCAGCGCATCAGACTCCCTAGGATGTCACCTTCCATTCCCATCCCCGTGCGTCAGTTCGTCCCAGCGCCGGATGGCGTCGAGGCGGGCGCGGCACTCGTCGTAGGCGGCAGCGGCATCGGCGATCCAGCCACCGATGTCGGCTTCGCTGGCGTCGCGGGTATCGGCGGCAGCGGCGGCAGGGGCTGCGTCAGGCTCGGCGGCACGCGCGGGCACGGCGTCACCGGCGGCAAGGCGGGCGTTGAGCAGCCCGCGAGCAGCGCCAGACAAGCCGCAGCGCTGGGCAGTGGGTAGCGCATACAAGTCCTCCTTGAGCCGCCGATTGGCGGCGGCGAGTTGCTGTTTTGTCGCGCTCAATGCGCGCACGACGGCCGCTTCGGCCGCTTCGGCGGCTGCCATCCGCTGCGCGGCGGCCTCGGCGGCGGCCTGTCGCTCAGCGGCGTGCGCGGCCTCGATGCGCGCGATCTCGCCTTCGGCCAGCCGAGCTTTGAGCGCATAGCCAGATGCAAACCCGACACCCACGCACAGGGCGCACGCGATGGTGGCAATCCACGGCGTCACCACAGCCACAGCACCCTCCACACGATCCACGGCATCAGCCAGCACAGCTCGGGCATCATCGACTCTCCTCTTGACCCATGCACAGGCGGTACTCGGCCTCGCGGCGCTTGGTCAGCCCGGGCAGCACCTGCCCACCGGCGCGGTTCCAGCGCAGGATTTCGCGGCACGCGCCCTCGTAGTCGGGGGGGCTTTGCTTGAGCTTCTTGACCAGGGTCGAGCGGCAGAAGGCGCCCGAGCCAATATTGTAGGCAAGGCTCGCATACGCATCGACCTCGTGCTGGGCGAGCGGCACATCGCCAATGCAGCGCGCCGCCTCGCGCCAGATGCGGTCGGCGTCCTTGGCCAGCATCACCACTGCGCGCTCCGGGCTCACTTGGTCGCCCGCTTTGACCGGCGTGCCGTCCGGATGGCGCGTGCTGCCAAATCCAACGGTCTGCACGCCCACGCCGTCGTTATACGCACGCGCGCGATAGCCCTCGCGCACAGCCACCCCGGCCACTGCCAGGGCGGAGACGACCATCAGGGTAGCGGGTAGGCGATTCATGCCCGCTATCGTAGCGGGCTGGGAGAACGCGGCAAAGCGCGAAAGCGTTCACCCCGCGCGTCAGAACAGCTCGGCCTGCCGCCCATCGCGGCTGGGGCGGCTCAGGATTTCGTAGATCCAGCGTTCGGTGAATCGGTATTTGCGCGCCAGGTCTTGCACCCGCGCGCCCGCGTCGTACTCGGCGCGGATCTTCTGGTACAGCGCCTCGCGTCGCGAGGCGTCGCACTTTGGGATGTAGAATTCCGTCCCGCCCGCATAGCGCACGAGCGCCTCTTGCGCGTGCCGCGGCAGGTCGCACAGCGGGCCGGAGAGCGGCAGGCGCTTCGGGATCGGCACTGAAAGCCCGCCGCAGGTCTGGATGAGCGCCTGCAGCGCCTCGCGGCCAATCAGGCTCTCCAGCAACTGGGTATCAGCCATGGCCATACTCACCCTCCAGCCGGTACAGCCACACATCGCCCTCACGCCAACAGCGGATATCGTACCCGTTGGCGCGCAGTTCGGCGATGCAGGAGTTGACCGCGCACACCCCCGCCTCCACCACGATGTCGAGCGTGGTCAATGCACGCCCGGTCATCAGTACATCCAACACCCGCTGTAAGCGCGGGCTGTTCTCGAGTCTGGCTGCATGCATCATCAAGGCATCCTCATCTTGGCGGCGAGCTCGGCCAGCATCGCCTTGACTTTAGCCCTCTGCGCCTCATCCATCTCCGGGGGCGGCAGCTTCTTGGGCTCCGGCCTTGGCGGGATGTGCTCCCATAAGTTCGCTGGCGCAGGCCAGCGTGTGGCATGCGCGGCCAGCGACCGGAACGCCTGCCGTATGTGCGGCGCATCCGGCGCTTGCTCCCACCTGCCGCGCACCAGCAGCGCATCGCACCAGGCAAGCACCACGCCGTCGATGGCGTCCGCTGGCGGCGTGCCTTCGAGACGCAGCACTAGCAGGCGCTGCAAGCCCTCGGCCACTTCGGCCACCATCCATCCTGGCGCCCCCTTCATGCCGCCCCCTCATCGCGCGCCGCGCGCTTGATCGCCTCCAGTCGCAACATCGCATCCACCGTGGCGCTGGTCTTGGCCGCGCGATGCGGGACGGCTGGTCGCTCTGCAACCGCCAGGCTGCCCGCCGCTGGTGTGCCCTCGATCACCCGCTTGAGATAGTTGTGGTTGGTCATCCGCCGCGCCTCTCCCTTAGCGCGCAGGCTCTCCACCGTCTCGGAGAGCGCCCACGCCAGCCGCGCCTGGTCCGGCTCCAGCGCCAGCACCTCGCGAGCGAGTTTCAGCGCCCGCGCATGGTCCAGGTCGCCGCGCGCCGGTCGCCACAGCGACAGATAGCCCACCAGGGCCCGCCCCAGGTCATCGGGCAACGTCGCACACAATCCGAGCAGCTCTCGCCCCGCCTCATCCTGCACCAGGGCGTCCAGATGCAGATGCGCATGGCAAACCGGGCAGCGTCCCAGCCTCATGCCTGCCCCCCCTTGGCCTGACGCTGGCGCTTCCAGCGCATCAGACCGCTGATGACGCGGCTGGCCGCAGCGCGATCGAGCCAGCGCACCAAGTCGATCTTGGCGGTGCGCTGCACGAAGCGCAGCAGCCGCGCATCGTCCAACCCTTGTTCCCACCCAAGCTCCCACGCCAGCCGCTCGATGGTGGCCAGTTGCCAGCGCGTGGCCATCGGCGCTTCCGCCCCCCGTGGGGCGGCGGCCCGCACGTCCGACCCCATGCGCCCCCAGTGGTCGATCAGCCGCACCAGCTCGCGCTCGGTCATATCGGCGCAGCTCGCCTTGCCGGTCACCATCTGCTGGATGGCGCGGCGGTCTTCCTCGCTCGCGCACCCGGCCTGCTTGGCCGCCAGGTGCGCCTGCGCGATCAGTGCGCGCCGACGCGCGCCATCGGTCTGTCTTGCCATGATACTCTCCCGCTTGATGCATCCTGCCCTGTCAGGCACGCCAGACAGGGCGGGCCGCACCCGTGGCCCGCCGTCTCGGCTAGCCGTCGCCCACCAGCGTGCGGCTGGCCAGCATCGCGCTGTCGGCATCGCCATGCACCGCGATGTGGCGCAGCGCCCGCTCATAGCGCTGCAACCACAGCAGCAGCCCTTGCACCTGCCGCGCCTCCCACACACCGGCCAACCCGCGCGCAATACGGTCCGGCAGCAGCGCATCGACGGCGCGCACCGGCGGTGCGCAGTCGGCCGCCTCTAGCAGATCGTCCTCGTCAGCCCAGTCCATGGCTCACCCTCCCTCACTTCTCTGCGGTGATGCGTACTGCCGTGCTCGTGCGCACGCGCAGCAGTGCGCGATACGCCGGTGCCATCGGATCGTCCCCGTCGGTGCTCATCTCGATCAGCTTTTCGTTCGGCTTGTAGCTGACCGTCTCCGTCACCAAATCGCCCCAGCGATCCCCGAGCAGCGCGCGCAACTTCTCGGCATCCACCACCCACACGGTGCGCGTGCTCAACACTGCTACCCGGCACACCTTGGGCACCACCAACGAGCGCCCCGCACCCACCGCGCTGGCCAGCTCGCCCTTGATTCCGGCCAACTCCTCCTCCAGCTCATCGATGCGCCGCACCAGCCCCCAGGCGCGCACCGCCAGATGCACCAGGGCTGGCAGCGCCTCGGCACGCTCGTCGCTGCCGTGCACCTCGATCCACGCCGCTGCTTGGCCTTGCGCCTCGTCCTTAGCCACCACCTCTTTTTTTGCTGCCTTCGCCATGTCAATCTCCTTTCAAACTTCAAACACCCCGGCAAGGGCGTGCAAAAAACCCTCTAAACCTGCGATGTCACAACTCCGCCACCCGGCAGCCCGTGCAGTCCTCGCGCGGGCAATGGATACAGATCCGCTCTGGCGCCGACTGCGCGCGCGCCTCATCGATGAGCCGCATCAGCAACGCGTACCGCACGGGCAAATCCGACTGCTTGTCGTAGATGCCCCGCGCCAACCGGCTGGCGGTCGCCTTGCTGCACCCGAGTACGTCGGCGATTTCAGCGAGCTTCAACGGCCTCGTCCTCATCGTCGTCTGCGTAGATCGTCACGCCGAGGCGCTCGGCGCAGGCCCGCGCCGTGGCGTGCAGCTCGTCCACGCAGTGCTTGATCGTCATCCGCGCATGATCTGGAAAGAAGTTCGCCAGCGCATCCAGGTCGCAGGCGATGTCCGCAAGACGTTCCACATCATCGCGCCTCATGCCGCACCTCCGTCGCTGCCCGCCACGCGCCGGTTCGCGCTCCACTTGAGCGCCAGTTCCAGCACCGCGGGCGTCAAGCTCTGCATGCCGTTGGCCGCCATGATCCGGCGACATTCCTCGGCAAGCTCAACCGCCTCGCGGAAGTTGCCGCGCCGGCAACCTTGCCAGAAGGCGGTTGCCAGTTCCTTGTCCACACCCTCGCCGAACAGCGGGCGCAGCACATGCGCCACCGTCTCTGCCCGATCCAGATGCCGGGTGGCAGCCCGCTTGGCCCCAATGCGGCTACCCAGTTGCAGCAGCAGATCGCGTGTGCGCCCGCTGGTAAACTGCCGCTCATAGAGCTCTGTGCCGATCAAGAGCACCGCAAAGCCACACTCATCCGCCAGATAGCGCAGCGCCTCCAGGGGACGCCAGGTGAGCTTGTTGGCCTCATCCACCACCAGCAGCCGCCGCGCCGCGCCATCGTCGGGCCGGATCGCCAGCAGGCGATCCACCGCGCCCGCGCCATCGATGCCCACGGCCTGGGCCACAGCCCGCAGCAGTTGATGCCGCGTCATGCCGTCCCATGCCACGATGCGCACAGCGTTGTACTGCTGCGCCACCGCGCGCCCGGCCATGCTCTTGCCTGTGCCCGCAGGCCCAATAATCTCCCCGATCGGGTTGTCGGATTCCATCACGATCTCCGCAAGCCGCAGGGCGTCCGCCACCGCCTTGGTTTTTCTGATCTCTCGTGCCATAATCTCCTTGCCTTTCGCTTCGCTTCACACCACCGCCGGGTTGCCGCCCGGCGGCACCTCAAAACCCAATCGCCCGCAGCGCCGCCGCCTCCGGGTCGTCTTCCGCCAGCCGGATCAGCTGCTCGGCCTGCTTGGCCGCCTCCGCCCGCCGCTGCGCAGCCTGCGCCTGCTCGCTCACCATCCGCATGCGGTTCAGCATCAGCCGAGCTGTCTCGGATGGCTCCACTTCGACGGCGGCATCCGCGGCGCGCTGGATCGTCGCATCCAATCCGAGCACTTCCGCCCGCAGGCCCGACACCTCCCGCACATCCAGCGGCGGGGCCTGCTCCAGCCTGTCCGCATTCAAGAGCCGCAGCGCCTGCCGCCTGCGCCCGGCTTCCTTCGCCCCGGCGGGATCGAGCAGGCCGAAGAGATACTCCGGCACCGCCTCGCCAATCAGGCGGCCTTGCCGGTCGAACACGAAGAGCATGTCCGCCCAGGTCTCATAGACGCGCGGCTTGGCGCACAGCACCTTGCCCTCGATGCCCATGAGTTCGTCGCACCGGTACCAGCGCCCGCCCCAGGACACACGGCCATGCGTGACCGTGCGCCACTGCCGCTCGCTGAAGGCTAGCATCAGCAGCCCCCGGTCGATGCGCGTCGGCTTCCAGCCCCCAGCCAGCGCCTGCTCGAGCTTGCCCTGCGGCGACAGCCTCGCCATGTGCTCGGCCCTCGGCTGCGGCGTAACGTGATAGTCGGCAAGCTCGCGTTTGAGCCACTCGGCCACCTCCTCGAAGCGGCTGGGCGTGACGCCTTTGCCAAGCGTCACGATCTTCTTCGTCATGCGGTTGCCGCCCACATAGCCCATCCACCACGCCAGCCAGTGGCGTAAGTTTCCGAACTGCCCCTCGATGCGCTTGCCGCGCGGATGGAAGGGGATGGAGCGCGTCAGCCGCCCGGCCTCGGGCAGCAGGGCGTAAATCTCGTAGGCCATCTGCTGTCCCGTGAGCGTCGCCAGCTGGTGCCACGCATCCAGCATGTCGTCCCACTTGTATTCGGATCCGTTGTCCAGATACAGGCGCTTCGGAGCCCCGAACGGGGCCTGCTCGCACATGCGCGCAAAACTCGCCGCCACATGCTCGCGCCGCACCCCTTCGCCCTTCTCGACGGGGAAGAGGTCGATCCACAGCCAGTTCGTGGCCACGTCGTGCCACGAAATCATCCGGGCATACATGGTCGAGCCATCGGGCCGCAGGCAGGGGATGTCCAGCGGCGAAATGTCGCCGCACACCAGATCGCCCGGCAGGTAAGCTTGCGCCGTGCGCCGCACCGGCGTGAGGTTGTCGTCGTAGAGCGCCTTGCCGTCGCGCAGGCTCTTGCCCGCCACCCGGAAATGTTGGCCCTCGGCCCCCACGAAGCGCCGCGCCACCGGCAGGTTGAGCAGCCTCGCCAGCCACCCATCCGGACAGCCCGCCGCGCGCAAGTCCTTCGCGAGCCACGCCGTGGCCTTGAGCCAGCACTGCCGCTCGCCATCGGCCCCGCCCGTCCATGCCCCGCGCACCTTCGCGCGCAGCATGTCCGCCAGCCGCGCCACGTCGAACCCGCCCGCAGGCCACGCCGCCACCAGCCCGGCGGCCCACGCCTCGAATTCTTTCGACACCACCACCCGCGCCGTGCCCCGGTCTGATCGGCTGCCCATGCGCACCAGCGCATCCAGCCCGCCCACGCGGGCTTTTTGTTCGTAGCGGTAGACCTGCTGGAAGCTCACGCCAAGATCGCGGGCAATCGCCTCCGCCATCGCCCGCCGCCCCCGGTGCCGATCCGGCAGCGCCATGAGCGGCTGGATCGCCGCCATGATCTTGCGCGCCCGCTCGATGCGCTCCCGGTCGGCATCATTGGCCGGCTGCACCGGCGCGACCAGCTCGCCCACCAGCACCCGATCCGCGCCACCCCCGCCGGTCAGCCCACCCGCACCGGTGGCCGCCGGGCTGGAATCGGCGGGAGAGGGCAATCCCGCCGGGATGGACTGACCGCCGGGGGCGGTCAAATACACTTCTCGCCCGCTCGCGGGAGATGGGCTTGGGGCGAGGGTGTCTGACGGAGAGGCCGCCGCCCGCGCCATCTGGCGCGCCAGATACATCACCACCGCCTGCTTCACCCTCACCGGCTCGCCGCGCTTCCTGGGCAACACCTCCGGCAGCTCATCCACCAGCCACGTCAGACGCCCGCCCTTGCCGACCTCCTGGCCTTTGGGCCAGAAGGGGTGCTTGAGCCATTCACGCAATTTCCTTGGGTGCCGCCCCACCGCCGCCGCAATGGCGGCCAGATCGACCCGCTCAGGCAGCAT